ATGGGGCTTTCACTGGCGGCAATTGTCCGATTTGAAATCGGACACAACGGACACGAAAGGTGGTGAGGGCGATGGGCAGAGCTGGCAAGGCACCGACGCCGACGTCGCTTCGGCTGCTGCGCGGCGCACGTGAACGCGACGTCAATCCGAGCGAGCCGGTCGCGCCGCTCGGCGAACTCGAAGCGCCGGACGGCGTGACGCCGGAAGTGCGCGCGATCTTCGAACGCGTCGCCGGTCATCTGCGCGACATGCGGATCGACTCACCGGCTGACGTCGATACGCTCGTCGCGTACTGCGAAGCCGTCGACAAGCATCGCAAGGCGTCACGCGTGCTCGCCGAGTCGCCGATTCTCGTGCGCGGCATCACCGGTCAGCTCGTCCGGAATCCGGCGCTCGCGGTGCAGCGTGATCAGGCGAACTTGATTCGCAAGCTCGCGCAAGAGTTCGGCTTGACGCCGAGCGCACGCACGCGCATCGAAGTCGACCGCGAGTCGGTCGGACGACGTGACCGTAACCCGTTCGCCGGTCTCGGTTAGCGACCGGCGACGACTCAAGCTGTCGCCGGAAGTCGCGTGGTATTTGACCGAGCATCGCGGCTTGCCGTTGCCGACCTGTCCGCCGACGTGGAAGACCCCCGAACCGAAGCAGCTCACGTCGGCGAAGTTCGACGCGGCACGTGTCGACCGTGTGCTCGACGCGTTCGGCCTGTTGCAGCACACGCAAGGTCAATGGGCAGGCAAGCCGCTCGATCCTGACTCTTGGCAGATCGCATACATTCTCGCGCCGGTCTTCGGCTGGGTCCGCCGCGACAAAGATTCCGGTCGGCTCGTGCGTGTCGTCAACAATCTGTACGTCGAAGTGCCTCGCAAGAATGGCAAGACGACACTTGCTGGCGGCATCGGCATCTATCTGACGTGTGCTGACGGCGAACGCGGCGCGCAGGTCGTGTCGGCGGCGACGACGACGAAGCAAGCGCGGCTGCTGTTCGATCCGGTGCGTCAGCTCGCCAGGCATTCACCGGCGCTCGCCGAGTATGTGCAGCCGTACGCGACACGCATCGTGCACGAGCCGACGAGCAGCTATATGGAAGTCGTCAGCTCGGTCGCCGACGCGCTGCACGGCGGCAACATTCACGGCGGCTTGATCGACGAGCTGCACGTGCATAAAAACGCCGAGCTGCTTGACGCGATCGAGACCGGCACCGGCTCGCGCACGCAGCCGCTCGTCGTGATCATCACGACCGCCGACGACGGTCGCACCGACACCGTGTATGCGCGTAAGCGCGGCTACATCGAAAAGCTCGCGCAACGTGTGCTGAAAGACACGTCGACGTACGGCGTCGTGTGGTGCGCCGACAAGGCTGACGATCCGTTCGCCGAGACGACGTGGCGCAAAGCGAACCCCGGCTATGGGGTGTCGCCGACGCGTTCATACATGCGCCGCAAGGCTAAGGCGGCACAGAATGCGCCAGCCGAACTCTCGTCGTTCATGCAACTGCACCTAGGTCTGCGCGAGCGGCCAGAGTCGTCATACGTCGACCTTGACGTGTGGGACCGCAACGCAGGCATCGTCATCGAGTCGCAGCTTGTCGGCGAAGTCGCGTACGGCGGACTGGACCTGTCGGCGACGTCGGACCTCTGCTCGCTGTGCTGGCTGTTTCCGGACGGCGACGGCGGATACGACGTGCTGTGGCGGCATTGGGTGCCAGAGCGCGCATACGACCGGCTGTCGCTGCGTACGGTTCGTGCCGCCGACGCGTGGCGGCGTGACGGCTATCTGACTGTCACGCAAGGCGATTCGGTCGACTACGGCTTTATTCGCGCGCAGATCAACGCCGACCGTGAACGGTTCGACGTGCGCACGATCGGTTACGACCGATGGAACAGCTCACAGCTCGTCAACGATCTGACGTCGGACGAAGCGCCGATGGTGCAGCTCGGTCAGGGCTACGCGTCGATGTCCGCGCCGCTCAAGCAGATCGGTCACGTGCTGCTCGACGGCACGGCGCTGCGTCCGCGTTTCCGGCACGGCGGCAATCCGCTGATGCGCTGGCAGACAAACAATCTCGCCGTGCGGATCGACGCAGCCGGAAACGTCAAGCCGGACAAAGAAAACAGCGAAGACAAGATTGACGGTTGGTCCGCTGCCGTCGATGCAATGGCGATGCACATGAGCGCCGAGCCAGAGCGCCGATCGGCGTACGAAGATGACGGATTGGAAGTCGTGTAATGGCTTTGCTGTCACGCTTCCGGCGCAAGACTGTCGCGACGCACGGTCCGTATCCGCTGCCGGATTACCCCGACGCGTGGCGCGTACAGGCGCAAGAGGCGTACGTGCGTGTGCTCGGCATGAGTGTCGCCGACATGTGGCGCACGCAGCCGTACTTGCGCACCGTCGTGTCGTTCATTGCACGCAACGTCGCGCAGCTCGGCTTGCACATCTATCAGCGTGTCGACGACACCGACCGCAAGCGCATCGACGACGGCGAGCTGTACTCGGCGCTGCGCAGGCCGAACAGTGCGACGACGGCATACGAACTCGTGTATGGACTCGTCGCCGACCTGGCGCTGCACGACGTCAGCTATTGGCTGATCGCGTCCGATCCGGCGACGCCGATCCTTCGACTGCCGCCGACGTGGGTCGTGCCGAAAGGCGGCGACATGCTGACGCCGGATCGGTACGAAGTCCGAGCGAACGACAAAGGTGAGTCGGTCATCGTCGATCCGGCTGACATGCTGCCGTTTCACGGCTGGCATCCGTACAGCTTGCAGACCGGCTCGACGCCGGTCGCGGCGCTGCGTTCGATCCTCGCCGAACAGGTGCAGTCGGCGGCATACCGCGAAGCCGTGTGGCAGCGCGGCGGCAAGGTCGGCGCGATCATCAGCCGACCGGCAGACGCGCCGCAATGGTCGGACACGGCACGCGAACGGTTCAAGCAGGACTGGCAGGCTCGCTATACCGGCGACGGCAACGAAGTCGGCGGCACGCCGATTCTCGAAGACGGCATGACGCTCAACCGCGTCGATTTCTCTGCGAAAGAAATGGAGTACATCGACGGCGCGCGGCTGGCGCTCAACACGGTCGCCAGCGTCTATCACATCAATCCGACGATGGTCGGCGACCTGACGAACGCGAACTATTCCAACGTCCGCGAGTTCCGCCGCATGCTGTACGGCGACAGTCTCGGTCCGGTGTTGGCGCAGATCGAAGATCGGTTGAATGCGTTTCTCGTGCCGCGCTTCGACGCACGCGACGACGTGTATGTCGAGTTCAACATCGCCGAGAAACTGCAAGGCAGCTTCGAAGAGCAGGCCGCCGTGCTGTCGACGTCGGTCGGCGCACCGTGGATGCTGCGCAACGAAGCGCGAGCCAAGCAGAATCTTCCGGCGCTCGACGACGGCGACGAGCTGGTCGTGCCGCTCAACGTCACGACTGGCGGTCTGTCGTCGCCGCGTGACACCGCGCCGACCGGCCCGCCGCAGCTCGAAGCCGCGTCGCACACGGTATCGGTCAAGGCACGGTCCGATAAGGCGCACGAGCAACAGGCGTGGGACGTGCTCGCGCGCTACTTCCGGCGTCAAGGCGCAGCCGTCCGCGCACGACTCGGCAACGGTCAACCGCTGAGCCAGGCATTCGACACGAGCCGCTGGGACAAAGAGCTGACCGACGAGCTGCTGCGTCTGGCGCATCTTGTGACGAACGATGTCGCGGCGAAGACGCTGCGTTCGATCGCGTTGAATCCGGAGCTGTACGACACCGATCGCACGCTCGCGTTTCTGCGCTCGGTCAGTGAACGCATGGCGACGAACATCAACGCGACGACGCACGATCAGCTCGGCAAGGCTGTCGCCGCCGACGACGCCGACGCCGAAGTCGCGCGCGTCTTCGAAGTCGCTGCCGGTACGCGCGCCGCACGTGCCGCGACGACGACGGTCACGACGTTTAGCGGCTTCGCGACGCAAGAGGCAGCCAAGCAAGGCGCAGGCACTCGTGCGCATAAGACGTGGCTGACGACGTCGAACAATCCGCGACCGACGCATGCCGCGATCAACGGCGAGACAGTGCCGCTCGACTCGAAGTTCTCCAACGGCCTGATGTGGCCCGGCGATGCCGAAGGTAACGCGAGCGAGACGAGCGGCTGTGAATGCGAACTAGTCGTCAGCGTCGCTTGATCGAGAGGGAAAGCCATGCACGCAACGAAAGAGGCGACCGCGATCAACGTCAAGGCTGGCGACGACGCCGGTCTCGACGTCGGCGAGTTCGAAGCGATCGTCTCAGTGTTCGGCAACGTCGACAGCGACGGCGATCGCGTCGTCAAAGGTGCGTTCGCGAAGACGCTCGCTGACTGGCGCGACCGCGATGCGCCGCTGCCGGTCATCTTTAGTCACGAGCATCGCGATCCTATGGCGCACATCGGCGTCGTGCTCGACGCGAAAGAGACCGACGAAGGTCTGTGGGTGCGCGGCAAGCTCGACCTTGATACCGACTACAGCCGCAAGGCGTACTCGCTGCTCAAAGGCAACCGGCTGCGCAACTGGTCGTACGCGTACGAAATCGAAGACTCGAAGCAGGCTGACGACGGCGCGAACGAACTGCTTGAGCTGACGCTGCACGAAGTCGGACCGACACTTGTCGGCAGCAACCGCGACACGCAGACGCTTGTCGTGAAGAGCAACAGCAACGCGACGGCTGGCACGACGCTGACCTTCGATCCGCCGCTCAAGCTGACGACGACGAACACGACGGCTGATGTGCTGCTGTCGACGAAGGTGTCAGACACGCCGTGGTCGAAGTTCTCACAGTCGGACTACAGCGACGAGCAATGGCAGCGCGCATGCGTGCTCGATCGCGGCGCTGACGCAGGCGGCACACCGAAGCAGCGTTACGCGCTGCCGGTCCGCGAACCTGGCGGCGCGCTCAACCGCAACGGCGTGCACTCGGCTGCCGGTGCGCTCGCCGGATCACGCGGCGGCGTGACGGCGTCGCCAGAGGCGAAGCGTTCGGCGGCGCGCAAGCTGCTGTCGCTGTATAAGCAGATCGGCGACGAGCCGCCAGATTCGCTCGTCAATCTCGGCAAGCAGGCAGCCGTCGTGTTGAACGCGCTACTTGACGAAGACCCTGCGCTTGTCGACTACCTCAAGTCGATCATCAGCGAACACACAAAGGCGATGACACACGACGCCGAGACCGCGCTACGCGCTGCGTATGACGCGCTCGGCGACGCACTCAAGGCACTACACACAGACGCGCAGGCAGCGGCCAGCGACGCCAGCGACGGCAAGCCAGAGGACCCCGACACGGGCAATGGCGAGGACCGAAGCGCGCGACCGTCCGCCCGAGTCCGCGCGGCGCAAACGCAACTGCTACTCGAAGGGAGTCAGCATGCCGACAGCAACGCTGACTGACGACCGCGCCGCTGCACTCAAGGCGGCGCAGACGATCATCGACACGGCGAAGAGTGAAGACCGCGACCTGACCGAAGACGAAATCGAGCAGGTCGAAAGCAAGCAAGGCGAAGTCCGCGACATTGACCGCAAGATTCGCGGTCAAGGTGTCGTCAAGTCCGTACTCGCGCTGTCGTCTGCCGATGACGCGCCGGACACGAACGGCGACGACAAGCCTGCGCGGACGCTTGGCGATCACTTCGTCAAGCATGGCGGCGACGCGCTCGCACGGTTCAAGGGCGGCGAGCGGCGGCTGTCGTACACGTCGCCAGAGTTCAAGGCGGCAACCGATCCGCAGACGTCGCCGACCGCGAACGCAATCACGTCGATCAACATTCCGCAGATCGACCGAACGATTGTGCAGGCGTTTCGACGTCCGCCATTCTTGACCGACCTGTTGTCGAGCGGCACGCTCGCTGGCAACGCGTTGACGTACTTCGTCGAAGGTGCGCGCGAAGGTGCGTTCACGACCGTCGCTGAGGGCGGCACGAAGCCGCAGCTTCACTACGTCGACCCGACGCCGGTCACTGACGCGCTCAAAAAGATCGCCGGTTGGATCAAGCTGACCGACGAGATGATGGAAGACTTCGACTTTCTCGTCTCGGAAATCAACACGCGGCTGCTGTACGACCTGGCGATCT